TTGAGGCACTCAAACGCCTCAAACATAAAACCGTACCCGTAAAGTACGCTAATGAAGATTATCCCACCGAAGCCGATGCCATACGCTACGCCAAAGAGATAAGCAACGCCAACCGTACCCTTGAAGAGCCCTACGAGCGTGCCGCTATCTATCGCAAGTACCGAGAAGAAGGCTATTCTGAAAAAGATATCAACGAAAAAGCAGCCCTTGAAGGCAAAAACCGCTCTTATATACTCAATTTATCGTGGCTCAATCCCAAAGGCGCAACGATGAGCACCCTTGTACAATTCAGCCAAACACAAAGCAAAGCCGACAAAAACGAAGCCGAGCGCATAGCCGATTGGATAGGACAAGCACGCCGCAATGCCCCCGAACTCACTGACGCACACGAAAAAGAAATGTTCGACTTCCTTACCAATAAGGAAGCCAGCAAGCGCACTACCAATAAAGCCAAATTCCTTGAATACGTACGCGCTTGCTACAACCCCTTTGAGCCCACCGAGCCGCTAAATTTGGCACGTATCAAATACCAGTCAGAGGGAGAAAAACAATACGATGAAGAAGTAGAAGAACTAAAAAACAATATCAATAAACTACAAGGCAATATAACCGACATCAAAGACAGATTTATAAACCCTAATAACCCACAGTATATAAATCCCACAGCCCCCGATTATTTAGCAATAAAGCAAATCGCCGACAACAAAATTGCCGAGTACAACGCCCAAATACAGTACTATCAGAAAAAACTACTTGAAGTATATCAAAATAAAAAGAACTACATAAAGCCTACAGGGCAAATGGCATTATTCGGCAAATACCCCGAAACCGATACACAAAGATTTAAAAAAATGAAAGAAGTAGGAAAGAAAAAAAGTGCCTCATTTCGCAAGGCGACCGTAGTCAATCCTCAAGACGGGCGAAATGAAACACTTTCTGCTAATACCACTGCAAAATCCGTGCCTAATTCTTTAAATCTACCCGATACACCAAATTTGGCAGCCAAAATGGTAGCCCTACAAGCACGCAATTGGGAAAGTTTTAAAATCGCCAACCCACAAATGCAACGCTTTTTAGGCGATGTAGAGCTAAAAGAAAGTGAAAGCACCGTAATAACCATAGGAGGAGGCGCAGGCAGCGGAAAAACACGCTTTGCCTTTCAGTTTATCAACGCACTGGCACAAAACTACAAAGTAGGACACGCCAGCCTTGAAGAGCACCCCGATAGCAAACTCTATTACGACAAAGTAAAGCAGTATTTAGACCCTACCGCCCTGGCAAATGTAGAAGCCCCCGAAATCAAAAACCTACAACAGCTTGACGAACTTATACAGCGCAACGAAGTAATTGTAATAGACAGCTTTGCCAAGCTACGAGAGTTAGACTCACGCTTTATGTTAGACCGAGATTTGCGCAAAAAGTACAACAGCAAATTATTTTTGCTTATATACCAGCTTACCGGAGACGGCAAAATGCGTGGAGGCAGCGAGTCAGAATTTGACGGCGATATAATACTCCTTACCCACGTATCACCCGATTACAGAGAGAATTACATCTACCCCAAGAAAAACCGCTACAACGCCCTGCCAGCCACCCAGCTGCGTTATAGCACCTATTATCAGCAAATGCTCCCTACCGAAGACACCCTTAGCGGTACTAAGGAAGCAAGTAACAATACCTATGAAATCATTTATTAGAAATATGAGTACAACAGTAGTAACCAATGTAGTTTCTTATCAGGTAGGTGTAGATATATTAGGCTTCCCAGTGTATCACGAGCACCTATTTGCCGAAGAGCACATCACCGAATATAGCACCGAAAAACAAGGTAAAAACATAAGCAAAAACAAAAATACGCATAAAGTAATACCTTATATTTTTAGCTATATAGTAAAACAATTTTAGTAACTTAATAATTATTCAATTTATGGCAACCAAGAAAAAAAGCAGTGCTTCACGCACTACCCGCAAAGTAACCGTACCGGTAACCATTACTGTACGACTTGCTCAAAAACCAAAATCGGTAAAGAAAAGTCGCCGCAAGTAATGCAAGCTCCAACCCCGTAAGGTTGGAGCTTTTTATTTTCTAATTTCCTAATCCTCAACCATTTATAAAAAACTTTTGCCCACAAGCGAAAGTTTTTTTGCTTTTTGCTTGCAAGTTTCAAAAATTGTCGTACATTTGCAGCGTTAAACTACTCGCTGGACTTGTATCCAGCAAACACATATCAATAATATATATCCGTGAAGGTGTCCGTATGCCCGTAATGGCATACAATATTTGCGTACAGCGAGTAGTTTAACAGCACCCACTCACGGATATTTTTATTTATATACAATGAAAACAGAAAACGCAACAACCACAGCCCCAACCAACCAGTACTGCTACCCCGCCGAAGCAGTCAATGATTACTTCATATCCCCTGCCTGCGTAGAAGATTTTGCCCGTACAATGCGGCTCTACAACCAAATCGTAGCCGAGTACTTTTTAGAAGAAGGCAACATCCCCTACGGCATAGCACGCGGCGTCAACAGCCTCAATGCCTTCATCGAAGTACTAAGTCCTTATTTTACAAAACCTAACAACAATTAGTCCTATGAAAGCACCAATAAGAACACTCACGATACAATACTACTTACCGAAAAATCGCACCGTAAAATATTACTTCCTTTTTGGTTGGTGCTTCCTTATCATCAATAAATAATTCCGCAATTAGCTAATTAGTAACTTTGCTAATTAGCTAATTATTTGTATCTTTGCCTAAAAAAATAAATATTATGACCACACGTTATAACATACCACTAAGCAGCCTACCCGAAGAATTTTTTGTAGAAGAACTGCAGTATAGAGATAAGAAGAAATTAGAAAAGCTTTTAGCTACTCCTTTAGAGAAGAAAGAAAATGCCACTATTCCCTTGCTTTTCAAAGATGAGTATCTTACAGATGAAGAATACGAGCAAATAGAAGCCTATGCTCCAAAAGAAGCACTTCTTAAGGCAATAGAATTAGCTGAATACCACGATGAATGGGAAACTATTGAATAGGCTGCAAATCAGCTTTTGCTTGTTCTACAGCATCTTTTATTTTATACGTAATAGCTTCAATAGTATCAGTAGCTACTTTTGTTTTTAAAGGTTCTCCGTTGGATCCTCTTCCTATTTTATACATCAAAAAGGTTTCAGTATTAAACACATATCCCTCTTTTATAGTAGAAAAAGATTTGAGCAAATTAGTTACTTTCACACAATCATCTCCAAAAGTTTTGCTTGAGCAAAATTCAATAACAGCAATAAGTTCATTTGTAGGTTTTTTGCGAATATAAATAGATAAATCAGGGTTTTTACTATTCTTGGTATCCAATTCAGGATAGACCCTATAATTTTTGTACTTCTTATTTTGGGCAAATCTGTTATGAATGCCAATCAAAAAGTATGCAATTAAATACTGGTGAGCTGGTGAGTTTCCCACTCCTGCAAGTCCTTTACTCATAATGTTACTAATTTATAGGTACAAAAATAACACTTTTTTATAAGGTTGCAATTTTTACAGAAAAAAAAATTGCAACCTTTCTTATAAAAAGAGGGGGACTTTCGTCATTTTCCGCTTCCGCACCCCACCCCCGAAAAATATAAATTTGTGTGCAGAAATACAGATTTGTGTGCAAAATAAAAATTTGTGTGCAGTTTGTGTGCAGCATAAACAAATGATATACAATATATTAAAACAAAAAATAGCCTCTACACACAAATCACACAAAAAAAATACGTTCTAATCATTAAGCAGTATTAAAAAGAAAAAGCAGCAGATTTTACGGCTTCATCAGCAAACTTATTACGGGCGGTATAGCTCTCGGTTATCTTCAAATCGTGGTGTCTTGCTTGGTCTCTTACCTTTATAGCAGGAATACCTGTATTTAGTAGGTCAGTAATACCTGTATCTTTCAATGAATAGAATTGATATTTACTATCAAATTTATGTAGCTTGCGAAACTTAGCCCACTCATCAGATATTTTTTTAGGAGTTATAGGCTCTTTACCAGCTTTAAAATTGTTGGTGCTAAATAGATAGTCAGAATTATTAGCTTTTGCAAGATGCAGGGCGAGGTCTGGCAGAAAAATATCAGGTATCGTAACGCTTTCTGTTTTTTTATTCTTTGAGTTTGTCCCATCAATAAGAATATATCCCTGATGTAGATGTACATCACTTACCTTTAGTTTAGTAATCTCGGTACGCCTAATAAAGCAGTAGTAAGTCAGCATACATAATACGTAATAGTGGAAGTTGGTATCACGTAATGTCTTTACTTTAGCTTTAATACCCTCAGCCAGCACTTCCCTTTTCTTCTGTACTTTAGTTTTGGGCTTTATACTTTCAGCAGGATTTGTATTTATAAAGTTCTTAGCTTTACACCAAAGGAAGAATGTATTAAGGAAATTCAAGTGATTGTTGTATGTACGAGAACTATTTTTCTTTTCAAAAAACAAATAATCCAAATAATCCTGAATGGTATAGGTATCTAATTCAATTATAAATTTAAGCATTAGTTTTTTGTCTTTTATGTATTTCATAAACAAATCAAGAAAAGACTTATAAGAGCGTAATGTATCGGTACGTTTTATCCCCTCTTCCACTTCACGTTCTTGCATTTTTATAAAAAGCTCAACGCAATACTCCAAAGATTTATATTTAACATTTGTATCTTCATAGAAAGGCGACCAGCCACTATCTAATCTTTGGTTTATAGTAGCAATCATTTTTTTAGCGTACTTTTCTCTTTCTCGTGGTGGCGACATTGGAGGAACGCGCTTGCGGAAGCGTTTAAATTCATTTTGCGCAGGCACTTTAGCGAAGAATACAATGCGCCATTCACCATTTTTTCCTTTCTGTAGCACAGCAGGTTTGTAATCAACGTATATGATACGTGTAGAAGTAGTTTTTTCGTTGTTAGGCATTTTTTTATTTAGGGCTACCTCCAAGCACCTCAAATCGTGCAAAGAAAAAGCCCCAAATTAGACCCACACTTTAAAAGACATTCGGCGTAACTTATTTTTTTTCAATTAGTTACGCCGACTTTGTAGCGGGAACTGGACTCGAACCAGTGACCTTCGGGTTATGAGTTTAAAACTATATAGCTTAAAAATTCATAACTTTTTGTTTTACAACACTATTAAAAATGATAAACTTGCTAAAAATATAGTGGTTTGTATGCGTTATTAGTATTCGTTTTATCTATTTTTTAGGGTAAAAATTAACAGTTTTAGATTTATTTTTATGCGGTTTTTCTATCCACATTTTCGGTTGAATTAGTGCGTTTTTTTAATTCTTCTATCTCCTGTTTCAATAATTTTATTTCTTCATCTTTATTTTCAGCAACTTCTTTATAAACAGAACCATATCCAAGTATTAACCAAATAGGTCTAATTTCAGGTATCATTTCCATTACTTTTTCTAAGACACTTGCAGGGATAGATTTTTTACCAGCTATAAATGCAACTAACTCACCATAATTAACTTTTATCAATTTAGCCAAATCTTGATAGCTTATATTTTTTACCCTACAAAGTTCATCTAAACGAAGCCCAACCCTTTCTAATGATGTTGTATTGTGTTTAGAACTTTCATAACGGCTCAAATCATCAATGATCCAATTTTTAGGCTCTAAATGATACTCTCCATATAAAAAATCCTCAAATTCGGGATAAACTTTCTTTATCTTATCAAATGTATCTATAGGAATAGGACTTTTTGCTATAGCTTGTGAAAAAGCAGATTCACTATGATAACCAATTATTAAAGCAAAGTCTTTCTGACTTTTAATTCTTCCTTTACTTCTAAGAAAAGAAATAAATTTTTTAATATTCTCTTTATCCATAACAAAAAATATTTATTTGATATTCAAAGAAATACAAAATATAAATAAATAAACTTTATTTAAAATTTGGATTTTAAGATAAAGTTTCTTTATCTTTGCACCCGTAAAACTACCGATGTAAGATTACAGCGGTAAAATTATATAATTATATGAAATTGACCAAGAAAGTTATTTACTTTTTTTCTGAAAAAGGAAAAAAACAAACAAGAAGAATGCAACTTGCATTAGCTATTGGCGTTGGATATGATACCATAAATAGGTATATAGACAATGATAATGAAAAACTTGACACTACAAAATGTAGAAGTGCACTTATTGAAATTACAGGAATACCTAATGAAAAACTATTTGAAATGTCTAACCTTTAAATTTATACGTTATGTTTAAAAGAATCACTTATTATCATCTTGATGAAGATTGTCGTTTGTACCTTGTAGAGATACGTACAATCCTCTTTGGTTTTGTTATCAGTCGCCAGTTTTGCGATGTGATATAACTATTAAAATGTTTTTCAATGGATGCTGAAACAGTATATAAAGTTGCTCAAGCGTTGGATAATATCCAGCGAGAACGCTTGCGCCAACTATTGAATACCAATGTAGAAAGCAATCCAATAACTAAACAGAAAAAGAAAAAACAACTATGGGACGAAAACAAACTAAGAGAGCGAATTATCGCCGATTTCCAAAGAAGAGCAAAAGAGTTCAAAAACAAAAACACTCTCCTCACCTGCTCTTCGAGGTAGTTCCTATAAGTGCTACTACTAAGGTAAAGACAACCTATAAGGTATCAGCTGAAAAGCGGAAGATATACAACAATACTTACCGCCTCAAACGTAAAGGTTATAGAGTAGAAGCGCACAAGCACACTATCTATGCCTATAACGAAGAAGTAATGAACACTACACAAGCCAAGAATTTAATGAAACTTGGCTTTGTAGTACAATTAGAAATACAATAACTATGGTATACGGATATATACGCGTAAGCACAGACAAACAAACTGTAGAAAATCAGCGTTTTGAGATAAATAATTTTTGTGAAAGCAACAAAATGATAGTAGATAAATGGATTTCAGATGAGGGTATTTCAGGCACTAAAGATCCGTCTAAACGCGATTTAGGAAAGTTGCTAAAAAAAGCAAAAAAAGGCGACATCATTATCTGTTCAGAGCTATCTCGATTGGGGCGTAACCTGCTAATGATAATGAGCATACTAAACTACTGTATGGAACAGCAGATTAAAATTTGGACTATCAAAGACAATTATCGTTTAGGTGATGATATTAGTAGTAAGGTATTAGCTTTTGCCTTTGGCATATCAGCCGAAATAGAGCGCAATCTTATCAGCCAACGAACCAAAGATGCATTAGCACGCAAAAAAGCTGAAGGAGTAGTATTAGGCAGACCTGTTGGTGCTAAGAGCCAAAAAACCAAGCTAACAGGGCAAGAAAAGAAAATATACGAGTTACTACAGAAAAAAATATCATACTCGGCTATTGGGCGATTGCTCGGAGTACATAGGCTAACCGTATCGACATTTGTAAAAGAACGAATAGACGAAAACGGCAAAATAAAACCGCTTATTTCAGAAGAGGATAAGGTATATCAGCTGCTCGAACCTTTTCATAAAGAAATAGTAGAAGCTTTTTTAAGAGGAGTACCTATGTACGAATTAGCAAAACAATACAATGTGCCCCAACAAAAAATAAGTAACTTTATTAGACAGTACAAAGCATAAAAATACCTATGAAGTCTGTAATCACCCCAGAAAAGGCAGCGTTCATTCGTGAGCATTACCTAAAACTATCAGGTAAAAAAATTGCAAAAACATTAGGTGTATCACCTTGTGCAGTTCAGAGATTTATGCGTAAAAACAACCTTAGAATATCGGCTGAATTATGTGTTTTTTTCAAAAACGAGGGAAGGAAAAAACCTCTCAAAGAAGAAGAAGTTACTTTTATTCACGAACATATTCGCAATCATTCTTTAAAGTGGATAGCCAAGGCATTAAATAGAAGTTGTGTTACAATTAGAAAAGAAGCTCACCGCTTAGGGTATAGCGAACTACTGAAAGAAAAATCGCTAATTAGTAGATATCAAAAAGGGAAAATTCCTGAAAACAAAGGTATAAAAATGTCAGAAGAAACTTATGAGAAGGTAAAACACACTTTTTTTAAGAAAGGGCATTTACCTCATAATACCCTCACTGATTATACAGAGGTGATTCGTAATGAAAAAGGTACTTCTTACATCTATATAAAGATACCAGGAGCGAGAAAGGCAATTCCTAAGCACCGTTATCTATGGGAGCAAGCACACGGAACAATACCTAAAGGGTATAATATCATTTTTAAAAATGGGAATACGCTCGATTGCTGTTTAGAAAATTTGGCGTGTGTGAGCAATGAAGAACTTATGCAAAACAATACGATTCATCGTTATCCTAATGAGTTAAAAACAGCTATAAAACAAATTTCTAAAATTAAAAAACAACTAACAAAATGAACTTAGACGACTTAAACGAAACCTTATTCAAACTCTTAGACGACATCAAAGAGGAGCGCGTTGATACTTCAAGAGCACAAGCTATGACTAATGTTGCTAATACCATTATCAATTCTGCCAAGATACAGCTTCAAGGAATTAAACAAATGCAAGACTCAGGCATAGTACCTTTAACAATGAAAGATTGTAGCCCAAAAATGCTAGGTAACTTATATGATAAAAAGAGTGCTTTTGCTAAAAAACTTGGCTACTCTAATGTAGCAGAAGCTATTGGAAAAATGGGAAAAGAGCAATTCAATAAACTATTTGAAGAAAAAAACTGATTATGATAAAATCATCAGTCATAGATAAATTATACGAAGCCGACCTTTGTCAAGCTATTGGCAGGGTGTATACCGATGCTTCGTATAAGATACGCAATAACGGAACGGCGGAGGGGTGCTCGCCTTTCAAAAACGAACGCACCCCCAGCTTCAAGGTTTCCAATGTAAAAAATATATGGAAAGACTTCGGTTCGGGCAAAGGAGGTACAAGCATTATCGACTTTATCCAAGCCTATAAGGGCGTTGATTTCCTCGAGGCGGTAAAACTCGCCTGCGAAACCCTCAACATTCCTATAGAATACGAGAAAGAAACCGATGAGCAGAAGGAAAAACGCACCCAAAAGCAAAGCCTTACGCAAATACTCAAGAAAACTGCCGAAATATACCGTCAGAACTTTGTGAGTTTGCCTCCTGAGAGCGAAGCCAAGAAGTATATGCTTAGCCGTAATTTCACCGATGAGATTTTGGATAACTTCGGTATTGGCTATGCCCTGGCAGGCTTGTACGAGGCTTTCAAAGAGCAGGCTATCGTGAGCGATGGCGAAGCATTAGGGCTGTTGCGCAAGAATAACCAAGGCAACTATTACGACTTCTTCAAAGGGCGTATTATTTTCCCTATTTGCGACAAGTATGGGCATTGTGTAGGCTTTGGGGGCAGAATACTTACTAACGATAAGAAGCAACCTAAGTATATCAATAGTGCTGAGTCTGATTTATTCGATAAATCCAACTTACTGTACGGCTTTCATTTGGCGCGTAATACCATTGCCAATACAGGCGAGGTGTATTTGGTAGAAGGCTATACCGATGTAATGCGAATGCATCAGATAGGGTTTGCCAATACCGTTGCTACCTTGGGCACAGCTCTCACGCCACAGCACTTGGCACAGCTGAAAAAACTATGCCGCAAGGTGATTATCTTCCGCGATAGCGATAGCGCAGGGCAAACGGCTGCCGAGCGCGATTTAGAGCTGATACTGCAAGCGAGTTTGTTTGCCGAATTAGTGGTATTCCCGTCGGAAGACAAAGAAGACCCTGACAGTATAGGGCAACGCCCCAATGCGGTAGAACTTATCAAATACTCGCGCAACGATGCTATATTGCACCTTATTGGCGAAGCCTACCGTGCAGCACTCGACCGCTATACTGAAAAACACGGACAGAGCAAAAAAGCACTGCTATTACCCGAAGATAAAAAGAACCTTACCGAATTGGCTAAAAAACTTGTAGGCTGCATTCCTGATGACACTACCCGCGAGGCGTATGCCGAGCAGCTGAAAGAGCTGTTTAAAATTAAGGTAGCTTCAAAATCTGAGAAGATTGAAAAGCAATATCTCAAGACACCAGAGATAATTATTGATATGGGAGAAAAGAACCCTAACCTTAGTAGACCAGTAGGCGAAGGCGATGGTTCTCTCGACTTCTATTTATTTCCCGATGAAGTAGAAGATCCTTATCTTTATAAGAATGAGATTATAGAATACGGACTATTTCAGCATCGAAACCGCATTTATACATCAGCGGGCAAGGAGGGTAAGGAATACTTTATGTCGATTTCTAATTTTTCCATTGAAATAGTGCAACATATGCAAGATGAACAGTTTCCAATGAAACTTATACGTATATGTAATGTACATAACACTGAGAAGATTTTCGATGTGATTTCTGATAAAATAAACACCCTACCTTCATTTAAGAATGTGGTTACTTCTTATGGTAATTTTTCATTCTCAGGTACAGCTGCACAACACGAACGTCTCTTACGCTATTTGTTTGACCGTATGGGTAACGGAAGAAAAATTGATGTATTAGGTTGGCAACCTGAAGGCTTTTGGGTATGGAATAATAAGATAGTGATACCAGGGGAACGTGAAGAACTTATCAACAAAGAAGGACTTTTTAAACTTAAAAACGAAAGCTATTACATCCCTTCTGCAAATAGAAGTTATGATAAGAATATCTATAAATATGGAGCACAAAAGAAATTCAAATCATTTGATACTCAAATGAGTATTCACAACTATTTTCGACAAGTATATAAAGTACATCGAGGATATGCTATTACAGGTATTCTATTCGGCATAGGTTCGTTATTTCAAGACATAGTCGTGAGTTGTACAGGATTCTTTCCTATACTATTCTATTTTGGACCGGCTTCAACAGGTAAAGATAACATATGCGAAGCTATACAATCGTTTATGGGAGTTCCTCAAACCGCTATACAATTGGAAGGAGCAGCTTCTACTATCAAAGCACAGATACGAGAGTTTGCGCAGTTTAGCAATGGTATATCGCAACTATCGGAATACAAGAGAGGAAACCCGCAAGTAGATGGTATCATCAAAGGTTTATGGGATAGACGTGGGTACAAACGTGGCTCTATAGAAAGCAAGGTAGCCGTAGATGAAGTACCTATCATCAGTTCTACTATACTCACAGGTAATGATTACCCCAGTGCTGAAGCACTTATCTCTCGACTCATTTGGGAAGAAATGGAGAGCAGAGAATTTAGTGAAGAAGAGAAAAAAGAATATGATAAACTAAAAGATATTATTCGCAAAGGTATTTCGGGCATATCAGATACTTTTATCAACCAGCGTACTCTTTTTGAAGAACATTTCCTCGATACTTATCGCGTGAATAAAATTGCTTTAGGTAAGTTAGAAAAATTGCAGAATGTACCTACTCGTATTATTGACAATTTAGCCGTCTTGCACACTATATATAATATATTTGAATCGCAACAGTTCTTTCCTTTTGGAAAAGCAGATATGATAGATCACTTTGAAAAGATAGTAGAAAATCAACGCCGCAAACTTGATACAGATTCGCCTATCAATAAGTTTTGGGATTGTTTCCTATCCTGTATGCGCTTAACTCAGGGAGAGACACTGAGGATAGATGTAAATATAAGAGAGGAAGGAGGAGTGTTAAAATTCAATTTCACTACTGTATTTAGTATCATTCAGAGGCAATGGTTTGTACAGAATAGGGAATCTGCACCCTCAAAAGCAGAAATGAGAAAACTTATAAAAGAATGTGAAGCCTATAAAGAAGAGGTGAAGAGTATTCGTATCAATATGGAAATTAATTGTAATACCAGTGCCTTTCTTATCGACTTAAATAAGGTAAGTATAAAAGAAGAACTAATGGCAGAAATAGAATTACAACGTATACGAAAACCTAAGACTACCTATAATAATAGTAACATTACAGATGCAAAAGTAGATGATGATGACAATTTGCTATTTTAATTTTATTTTTTCTCAAAAACGCAATTTTTTACTAAAAACCCCTGTTTTTTTTTCCGACATTTCCGACAAAGACTTATTTATTTAAAAATCAAATTATTAAGTAGTAAAATTGTGTCGGAAAGTGTGTCGGAAATGTCGGAAAGTGTCGGAAAGTTTTATTGTTTTCCTACAAAATCCTACAAGATTTCTCAAAAGGAATGATTATTAAAAGGTACAAAAAGCTGAAAATTAGTGTTTTATACTCTTTGTAGGATTTGTCGGAAATGTCGGAAAAAAAATGCCCCTTTTTGGAAAAAAGTTACTTTTTTTCGGCAAAAATGAAGAAAATCACCTTTTTTGTTATAGATAAAATCTATATCACCACCAATACATAACCCTTAACCCATAAACAAATGGAATATTATTTTAAAATGCTAACCAATACAAAAGTAGCAGCCGCTTATTTGCACAAGCGTAATAACGTAGTAATGGGCTTATACCGCCAAGGTAACTTAGTAGGCGGACTCCTCCCCGTAGGTAGTCCCATTGCTTTGCAAGACTTTTTAAGTGCTATATCGGGTATTTTCCCTTCGCAAAAAAAAGATTTGCACCTATACCGCTGTATGAGCAATACTATTACCTATGCCAATAACGACTGGGGCAAATTTTTAAAGCAAACTTATATACCCATTAGCGATAATAATTATATAGCAAGCTCGCTACTGTGTATAGAGCCTATTATTGTTTATCTCCCCAAGGTAGAAGCTTATGTAGCCGCCCTATACTGGCATCAGTATTTGGTTGGTATTTGCCATTTTTCCGATTTGTCAATTAGCAAATTAGAAAAATTGCCCATTCGCAAGTTATTCCCTACCGACTTAAACCTCTTAGATAGCTATCTAACCGATAACCCTACGGTAGACTATTTTATCGCCGATGAGCAATTCATAATTCAAAATTCATAATTTAAAATTCATAAAATGTTAAGTATCACTTTACACCTGCCCATTTATCTTATTAAGTATATGCGTACGCTCTATGGCGAGCCGTACGCCCCAAAAGCGAGCGACGAAATAGGTATCTATATCCTCCACATGTTGCAGCGCAAAAGCAACCTATCCGAGTACCAGTACCGCTCCAAAAAAGAAATGTCGCAAACCTACCAACTCACTATCAACACAAGCAATTACGAGAAGCGTGGGGCGGTAATCCTGCCACAACAGAACGCACTAATAGTGAAGTTTGTAGACAGTCATTTTCGCCGAGAACTCTTTCGCACCGCTGTAATGAACCACTATTATTATAGTATACCTTATAAGTTTACCATCATTAACATATTAAGGTCCTACAACATCGAAGAAAACGATTTGCCTTACGAGACCATTCGCAAGGATTTCAACCGCAAAAAAGAAGAAATTCAAAAACGATTATTATTAAAATGAACACGCTACACCTCACCATCAAAAAGCAGTGGTTTGATATGATACTATCGGGCGAGAAAACCGAAGAATATCGCGATATCAAACCGTATTACAACCTTCGCCTTATTGGGAGAGAATACGACAGTGTTGTATTTCGCAATGGTTATACGCGTGATGCTCCACGCTTCACCATAGAGTTAAAAGCTATACGCTTTGGCACAGGCAACCCCAAATGGGGAGCAGAAGAAGGTAAAACCTACTTCGTACTATATTTAGGAAAAATTATTAACACTAAAAATATCGACAAATGATAACAGAAATTAAAGAGGGAGCGTTTATTTATTGCTCTAAGGATAATATGCCATATAAACTTATGGGAGTTATTACTGAAGATGGTTTAAACTTATTTCTAAAATTAATAAGAGATTGCTTCGTATTTGAAGGAGTAAGGTATGAATTTAGAGAAGTTTATGATGTAACTACATCACTTATTTGGAATAAAAAAACTGAGTTTAAGAACTTGAAGTTTAAATTAGAATTTATGTCTATAGCAACCAATTCAGAAAAGGTATAGATATGAAAACCTATCTTTTAACACTAAAAATATCAACAAATGAGAACAATCAAATTTAGAGGATTTAGTATAGCTCTTAATGATTTTGTATATGGTTATTTAGACTATTACGAACTTCACGATGAGTTTGCTATTGATGATTACGCAGTAAATGAAGACTCAATAAGTCAATTTACAGGGCAACACGACAAAAATGGTACTGAAATCTATGAGGGCGACATTCTTGCCCACGATTATGGAGGTTACAGCCTTATTGTGTACCGAGAGGAATGTATGGCTTTTTGCCGTATCGATGCCAAAGATGTAGGCAACATCAATGGGTATTACAATCTTCACGAAGAGGCTTGGCGTTCGTGTTTGCAACGTGCCAAAGTTATTGGAAACCAGTATGAAAACCCCGAATTGTTAAACTATAAAAATGATTAAAAAAATGACTATGTATTTTATTACACCAAAAAACAGTGAAACTGGCAAAAAGTTTCAGAAGATAGCCGACAAATTAGATGTTTGCTTTGAAAACCAAAAAGCATTAGCCGAAAAATACGGCTTCACCGCGTGGCGAGGAGAATATTGGGTAGCAGCGGGAGGAATATCATCAGTAGTATTTCCCGAAGGCACTACTGTAGACACTAAAGTATGGAGGGAAGTCAGATATGATGAATATATGCCCCGACTCAACACCAAGCAGGGTAAAGCCATACAAGCTGACTTTGACCAAGCCAAAACCATTAGCAAAGCAGAACTTAATGCCTGTATAGGTTGGAAAGAAGGATTTAGCGAGCATATTGGTTTTTGTAAGAATAATAACGAATACTTTGGTTTTATTATTGAAAATGATTTGACTGATATAGTCATTCCTAACGATTGTACCGAAGTAACAACTTCTAAATACAAAGAACTTTTCAAAAATGAATAAAATAACACAAAATTTAACAATCCAAGAACTCGTGCCCCTTATTCAAGAATGGGCAAAAGAAAGAAAAATCTATGAGCAACTAACGCCTTTTGATGAACTCCTCAAAACACACGAGGAAGTTGGCGAACTTATAAAAGCGTGTTATGACAACGACAAACCCGCCATTCAGGACGCCATAGGCGATGTGTTGGTAACGCTCATCAACTTATGTCACTTCGTAGAAGAAAACCCCGCAATGCTGATAAACAAATACCCTTTTAAGAGCAATGAAAGCGAAAAAAGCCTACATACAGCACTTATAATTAACAAATTCATTTTGGAGCTAATGTGGAGTGTATCCAAGTACGAATGCAGTGCAAGAGCCGAAGTATTCTTCAAAATCCCCCTCATCGCACAAAAACTGCATATCATAGCCAAGATACACAACACCACTCTTGAAGAATGCCTAAACATCGCCTACAACGAAATCAAAAACAGAAAAGGAATAATTATTAACGGAAAATTTATCAAAGACAAACAAGATGAATAAACAAGAATTATTAAGTTATCTGAAAGAGGCGCAAACACACCTCTCAGAGATTGAGAAACACACTGGTTTTCATAATGAAATAATGAAAAAGCTCTATTTACAAATTCCTCCTAAACTTAGTGAGGATAAAGAAATAGGTAATTTACTTAAAGAATTAGACAATCGCAATGAAGAGGTTGCCATAAGTTGGTCAATGTATTTGTTTAAAGGATAAAGATATGAATAATAAATTGAATTACCCCAATTGGCTTGTACCTTTGGATATAGCCCAAGAACTTAAAGAAATAGGTTTTGATGAGCCTTGTACATTTGCTATTGATTACACACAATTAATTGAGCCCTTCCTTGTTCAGCACTGTAATAAAGGTTATAATGTAGTGTTTTGCGGTGAAATGAAAAATTTAACATACAAAACACTTGACAAGAATTTACTTGACAAGATTGCATTTATTCCCACTTGGGAACAAGTTTTTGAATGGTTCAGAGATAAAGGTTTTATGATTACACTAATAAATTATGAAGATGAATCAAAATTCAGTTTTTATAATATGAAAATAAGAGGAGGTGTATATTATGCAGAGGCTTTTAAAACCTACGAACAAGCCCGTGAAGAACTTGTGTACAAACTAATTGAAATCTATAAGAGTTAACAAAATGAAAATCTACATCTCAGGAAAGATTAGCGGTACAGACCTCACTGAAACCCGCAAACGCTTTGCTGCTGTAGCCAAAGCAATGAAAAGAATAGGCGTTGAACCCGTGAACCCCTTAGAAAACGGACTATCAGAGCACGACACTTGGAAAGCACATATGCTTAAAGATATTGCCGACTTGCTACAATGCAAGGCTATCTATATGCTACAAGGGTGGGAAGAAAGCAAAGGCGCACGTATAGAGCACTATATCGCTACCAAAAAAAGAATGCCTATAATGTATGAGGTAGAGCAGCCTATAATAAGCGAAAATGAGTAATTCACCAAGGCAAAGGGTATAACACTACCTTTTGCTTTTTTGTGCAAGCTGCATAGGCGATTTTTGCAAAAAAAAACTTCGGAAACTGTCCCACGCCAAAAACAAAAGATAAAAGACTAACAAACAGCCTTTTATCTTTTTTTATTGCCCTTTTGCAACCCCACAACTCACCTTTATCACACCACAGCCAACAACGAACGAACATCGAACCAACAACGAACCTACACCCCACAAACACCCCGCAAACCCTTACCACACAACGCCCCAATTCAAATTTCATAATTCATAATTCAAAATTCCCCGTCCTTTCACAACACCCCAAAACACCCTACTTTTGCCGTATATTTGTAGTTAATAAGTTAGTCGTTAGCAAGCGACAACATTCTAACGGCTAACGACTAAAGACTGACGACTAATGCTCAACCTCTGCAACCTCCCCGAATCCTTTACGCGCCAAATATCGCACGTGCTCTTGTTTGAGGCTAATTCCTTCAGCTTCAATCAGAATTTGCGCGCCCTTACCCCCAATGAAAACAGCTATGTGTTGCGTATCGACCTGCATAACCCCGCGCCTTATAACCGCAAGGTGAGTATCAAACAGCAAAACCACAACGATTACTTCGATATACAAGTCTCCTTGCCCATCTACGATTTGTCCAAGGACACCCGCCAAAAACTCATCGGCTTTCACAAGCAACGCCGTTATGTGGTCGCCCTGGTATCGGAGCAGGAAATGCTGGTAGTAGGCAACGCCCGCGAGCCTTTCAGCTTCAGTATAGACGATAACATAGCCGACAATGGCAAGGGCACCGACAGCTATATCGTAACCCTTACAGGGCAAACTATCATCTTCCCGAATATCAGCAAGATAACAGAAAAATTCCGTGTCCTTTTCTTTGCGCCGCCTTTGCAATAATTTTGCACTATCAATCAGTCGTTAATAAGTTAGGCGTTAGCAAGCGACTCTATTCTAAAGACTAACGACTAAAGACTAACACCTAAAATATGCTATTCTCTATCAATTATAATTACCTCGCTGAAAAACTCCCCGAACTCCTCTTAGCTTATCGCAAGGGGAGTTTCGAGAGTTCGCATTGGTATGAAGAGGTTTACCACTACAATTTTCAGCAGCGCAACGCCTCTTTGCAACAAGGGCGCGACAGCTTCCCCGTAGTGGTAGAACTCAAGCAGCCCATCGTTAAATACACCTCTTACGGATATATCGGTACTCAATATATAATTTCTCTGTTAGGAGCTCTGGAATCGCACCAAGCCGTTACCGCTATCGTGCTCGATATCGATAGCGGGGGCGGAATGGTTTCAGGCACCGAAGAGCTTGCCAGCGTTATTCGCAGCTTGCGCAAACCTACCGTCGCCTATACGGGCGGTTATATGTGCAGCGCAGCGTATTGGATTGCCAGTGCTTGCGATAAGGTAGTCGCCGCCCCCTTTGCCGATGCTATTGGCAGTATAGGCACGATGCTGAGTTTCCAAGATTTTGCGCCTCTTTTAGAAAAATACGGCGTGAAAGTACACGAACTCTACGCCCCCGAAAGCACCGAAAAAAACAAGGCTTGGCGCGACCTTAAAGAAGGCAACGACAAAACCATATTGCAAAGCCTTTCAGAATACAACGCCCGCTTTATAAGTAGTGTAAAAGCCTACCGACCCGATGCCAAAGAAGAAGTATTCAAAGGCAATACCTACAATGCCAAAAAAGCCAAATCATTAGGATTGATAGACGAAATAATGACACTTAACGACATAATTAGTCAATTAGCAAATTAAAAAAAGTATGAAACACGCAAGAATCGCCGCTGTATTGGCACTCGCCAGTATCGAGCTAAAAAGTCCCTTATTTGGGAATGAAAAATTTGTAGAGCTCAAAGAATCGCAGCTTGACAAGATAGAAGCCGCCTTGGTAGCTGCCGAAGCTGCTGCCAACAACACTGCCCTCGAGCAGCTTATGGCAGAGCTGAAAGCCAATAACGAAAAACTATCGGCTGAAAAAGCTGCCCTTATTGCCGAAAAAGAAGCCCTCGCAGCGCAAGTAACCACTCTTACTGCCGAAACCGAGCACCTCAAAACCGAACTCAACAATCGCCCCGCGCACTCATTGCCTGCTAACGACGGCAAAGAAGAAGAAGCAAAAGGAGAGTTCGATGGCATTGTAGATATGAACGATGCACACAATCAATTAGCAAATTAGCAAATTAGAAAAATGGGAAAGACAATTAAAGCTACCGAAATTGCAAAAGAGCTCGTACGCTACGGCAACGCCCGTCCTATCGAACTCGAAGCAGCGATACTTTCTAAAGCAATCCTGCTAAACCGCTACGCCAAACCACTGGGCAAAGTAAAAGGCGAATGGCATATACCTGCTGTATTCATCAGCAATGTAGTGCAAGCCTTTTCCGACAAGTGGACGGGCGCTGGCGAAGTGTCTTTCAAAAAGAAACTTTTGAAAAACTTCCGTCAGAAAATCAACTTCCCTATCAACCCCAACGACATCGTTGGCAGCTGGGAAGAAGCTATGTACGAAGAGGACAAAAAACCCAATGAAATGCCCATTAGCAAGTTCATTATGGGGCTTATCACCAAAAAAGTAATTTCCGACCTCGATCTCATTAGTATTACAGGCAAGTACGATGCCACCCAAGTAGGCAGCACTACCCCCGACTATACCAAAACAATGGACGGACTTAACGAAGTGGTAAACCGCGCCGTTGCCGATACCGATAACCCTGTTTTCCACATCCCTGTAGATGCCAGTGTAACAAGTATTGTAGACCGCGTTACTAAGTTTGAAAAAGGCTTGCCTGCAGGCGTGAAGGTAACTACCCTTTTCATCGCGCTCGAAGAGTTCAACGACTATGTAGAGCAACGCGAAACGCCTGCCAACCAATACATCGACTTCAAAGATCCGCAACGTGGCAAAACCAAATACGGACGCGACTTGGTAGGTGTACCAGGATTAAAACCAGGGCGTATCATCGCGTGGGTAGACGGTAACCTCTTCCGCCTATACGACCGCGTAGATAATCCTGCACGTATCAACGATGTACAGGTACAAGATTACCTTGTGAAAATATTCTCTGAATGGCACTTGGGCTACGACTTTGCCGTAAACCAATACCTATTCGTAGAAACCAAAGACGCACTCAAAAAACGAGGATTGAACAACGCCGACCAAAACAAATTGTTCTACCCTAACCTCGTATTGGAAAATTAGCAAATTAGTAAATTAGCAAATTAAGATTATGGAAAAAGAAGAAGAAAAAAATACACCTGAAATTGACAAAGCCTCTACCGAAAGCAACGGCACTTTTGTTTTTCGTGGCAAGCATTACCGCTTTGCCGACGATGCCCCAAAGATGATACTATTCGCTGGCGAAGCCCTCTCTCATCAAGATATTATCTCCGATGAGGAGGTGCTTCTCCAACTCATCGGCGGACAATCACCGTTAATTAGCAAATTAGCAGATTAGTAAATTAACAAATTAAGATTATGGCAAAAAATTGTTTTGATAACGTACCCCACGAAAGCCTCGATGCTTGTCCTAACGACGAAGTAAGCGGAGGCATCAGCACGCGCATTTTGTACGCCCCAAAAGCGTTTGTAGATAAATGCGTATTGCCCGCCAATACCGGCGAACTCGGCAAAGCCAACACTATCGAAGACGGCAACCTTACCCTTATCGCTACCAAGAATTTCAAAGGTATTGATGCACAGATAGACGAGGGAGAACTCAAAATCACACTCGTAGGCAATGCAGGCAACAAAAAAGCCAAAACCGAGTTGGAGTTTAAAATACCTCGCTTTAGCGATGTAACCCTCGATTTCATCAATCGTTACAAGAACGTGCCGATGATTTTCGTAGTCCCCGATGCCCAAGGCACGCTATGGGTCATAGGCACCAAGATTAACCCTGCTTATATGGATACTGCCGAAGCCACTACCGGCAAAAAAGCTGAAGACGACAGCGGTATTACCCTGAAAATCGTCACAAACTCTAAACCGTACAAGTATGCAGGAACCATCGCCGAATCATAAGTACTTTAAGAGTCTGCTTCCCGAAGGCACCGCCTATTACACCAAGCCTAAAGAGCTTGGGGGCGGTTTGGAAGCAGTCGATTTAAGCCGTATCCCTTACAATGTCAAAAGCCTATACCTCGCGGGCTTTCCCTACTATGCCTTGCAAGAAGAAGCTGCCGAGCTACTACAAGCCCTCAGCACCGACACCTTGCAACAGCTTATAGAGAAAAAGAAAAAGCAATACCCCCCCGATGTACCTATCTTAGAGCGCGCCTTGGCACTGAAAAAAAAGTCGTTAGTGAATAACCGTTAGTCGTTGGAAAGCGACTCTACACTAACGACTAATGACTAAAGACTAATGGCTAATGACTAATGACTAATTACCGAGAACAATACAAACGTTTGCTCACAGAGTACGAACGCCTTGGAGGCAACCTTCAGGGCGTTCCTCGCTTTTATTCGTTAGAGAACGAGGCAAAACTACGGAGAGAAATTAGCAAATTAGAAAATGAGCCAATTAGAAAATTAGAAAATGAGCCAATTAGAAAATTAGAAAATGAGCCAAATCGGCTTATCTCCGATTATCCCCAAACGCTACACCCCGTATACCTCGCCAAGAAAAACCACTGGCTACAAGCCTGCTCGCTCAAGCCAAGCCTTAATGCCCTCCCAGCCCACCAAGAAAGCCAAGCCCGCGCCCTACAGCAGCAGCTATGGCACTTATTCGAGGAAATGGACGCCTGCGATACCGTGCTCGACTATTGGAGTAAGCACAAGCGCATATTATCCTCGCCTGCCCCCTCTCAAGAAGAAGCGTTAGATAAGCTGAGCCCTACACAACTCGTACAACGCCTACACACCCTGCGCAGCAATATCGTATCACGGGAAAAGAGCCTTATAAAATGGAGACTACAAGCTGCCGAAAGTGAGGGCGAAAACTTTACTTTGGCTGAAAAAATATTCCGAAAAACCGAAGAATTAGAACAGCTAAAGCTGCTGGTAAAAACCATTGAAAAAAAAATTGAAAAGAAGTAATTTTTTTTAGGAGGTATAAAAATAGTCCTCCGTTATTAAATAAAAAACTCCTACATCTTTTAATTAATAATAGCCAATAGGGCACGGAGGACTTATGTCTTTCTGCCTATTGGCTATTATTATATTTAGATGTAGGAGGTGCAAAGATACAAAATAATTTTAAATAACAAGTAAAATAATGAAATCTATATCAAAAATTTGGCAAAGAACACCTATAAGTTATTATGGAGGCAAACAAACTATGCTTCCTTATATTTTACCATTAATACCTAAACACGAAATTTATACAGAGCCCTTTTTTGGAGGTGGAGCTGTTTTTTGGGCTAAAGAACAGGTTAAAACAGAGATTATTAATGATTTTAATACTAATGTTTACAATTTTTATAATGTACTGAAAAACAATTTTAGGGCATTAAAAAAAATAGTAGAAAACACTATTATTAGCCGTGATGCTTATAAATCGGCATTAATAATCTACAATACCCCTCATTTATTTTCAGAATTACAGAGAGCGTGGGCTTTTTGGTTTGCTACAAATTTTGGATTTTCTAACCAGGTTATGAACTGTAGAATAACTTCTAATTCAAAAAATGTGAAGTTATTAAATAACAAAATAGAAAAATTTACTGATGAATATTCTAAGCGATTACAAAATGTACAATTAGAAAATAATGATGCTTGCGAAGTAATTCAAAAAAGAGATGATATTATGGCCTTTCATTATTGTGATCCTCCTTACGTTGGAGCAAATCAAGGACATTATGGAGGATACACTCAAGAGCATTTTAATGAATTATTAAATACTTTATCTAAGATAAAAGGAAAGTTTATATTGAGTTCCTATCAAAATGAAGAATTAGTAAAATATGTTAATGAGTTTGATTGGAAACAACATAAAATACAACTGCACTTAGGAAGTAGTAATACAAAAAACAAGAAAAGACAAGAAATATTAACAACAAATTTTTAAATATGCAAGAAATATTAGCTCCCTTAGAATGGTATACCGTTCAAAGAAAAGTTTCGGAACTTGTCCCTTACGAATACAATCCCCGAAAAATATCTGATTTAGACAAACAACATCTCAAACAATCATTAGAAAAGTTTAATTTGGTAGAAATTCCAGTGATTGATATTGATAACACTCTTATTGGAGGACATCAAAGAGTAATAATTCTATTTGAGTTAGGGAGGGGAGAAGAAATCATCGATGTTCGTATTCCTAATAGAAAACTTACAGAGGAAGAATTTAAAGAGTACAATTTGCGGTCAAATATTCTTAATGGAGAGTTTGATTACGAAAAAATATCAGATTTCTTTTCGGAGATTAATCTTACTGAAATAGGTTTTGACGTCTCTTCTTTTGATAATTTTATTCAATCAGAAAATAATGTAAAAATAGAAATAGAGGATGAAGTAGATGTTACTCTTTCCAAAAATATCCAATCAAAAGAAGGTGATATTATTGAATTAATATCTTTAAGAAAAGGAATAACACATAAGGTTATATGTGGAGATTCAACCAAAGAGGAAACCTACAAAAAATTACTTGGGGATGATACTTTTCAACTGATAATTACTGACCCTCCTTATAATGTAAACTATGAAGGTTGTACAAAAGATAAATTGAAAATTAAAAATGATAAAATGAGTGATAATGCTTTCTTTGAGTTTTTGTACAATTTTTATCAAAATACCTTTAATTTCTCAATGATTGGGTGTCCTACTTATATTTTTTATGCAGATTCTGAAGCTATAAATTTTAGAACTGCAATGCAAAAAGCCGGATATAAGATATCAAATGTATTAATTTGGGTAAAAAACCAATTAGTTTTAGGAAGATTTGACTACCAAATGAAACACGAACCTATTCTTTATGGTTGGCAGACAAAAGGGAAACATCCTTGGTACTCTGATCGCAAACAATCAACCATTCTTGAATTTGATAAGCCTAAGAAAAATGCAGACCATCCTACTATGAAACCTATAGAACTTATAGGTTATCTTATCAAAAATAGTTCTCAACAAAAAGATATTGTAGGGGATTTATTTCTCGGATCAGGTTCTACACTTATTGCTTGTGAAATGAATTGGAGAACTTGTAGAGGAGTAGAATACGATCCTCAATATATGGATGTTATTATACGAAGATGGGTATGTTATATGAAAACAAATCATTTGGAATACAAAGTTATTTGTAATGGAAAAGTTCTTACAGAAGAAGAAGTTAACATATACTTAATGAGTAATTAAAGTTTTTTTTATTGTAATCTTGCAAATGTAAAAAAATATTAATACTTTTGTCAAAAAAATAATAATAAGTAGAATAGGAAAGTACCTATGTTTATGTAAGAGGTTACTATAGAAAGAATAAAATTTATGTAAAACCTTATACAAGAAGTTCAAGATAGAATCTATTAACAAAAATATAAAAGTATGAAAAAATTTTTATTTATCTGCACTGTATTAGCCCTTATAGCTTGTGACAAAAATTATAAGTATGTTGAAAGTGTTGAAGAAAATTTAACACAAGAAGAAAAAGAAGACAACTTTACTGAAAAGAATGACACTTTGGCATTTTTGAAAGCTTACCGTAAATTCTTGGTATCTAAAAAATCAAAAGAAGATTTGAAAAAACATAATGTATCAAACAAAACAGTAAAAGGTTTTAAATTATTCAACTCAAACGGACAAGAAATTTCAACAATCTCTTTTGTTACTCGTGAAAAAACAATGAGAGAAATTGAAAAAGAGGTTATGTCAAAGCCAAGTACATTAGACAAAATTAAAAGTGATTTAGAAAAGGAGAGATTAGCTAATATTGATTCTTCAAAGGTGAAAGAATTAGCCCCTTTGTTTGTAGAAAAGAATGATGAATTTGAAGGGCACTCTTGGGTTGAGCCTAAAACTAAACCTAAATATAGGAATCAAAATGCTTTTTATCTTTATTTTATGAAAACAAAAGAAGGATATCCTACAAATCTTCGTTTTGTTGGACAATATGCTGCAGATGATTGGCTATTTATCCAATCTATTAAATTTAATATAGATGGTTATATTTGGGACTATACTCCTAATGAAATAAAAAGAGATAATAATACAATGATATGGGAGTGGTTTGATGATAATGTTGGAAGTACAAGTGCTGGATTAGTAGAAGCAATAGCTTATGCTGAAAAACCTATAAAAGTAAGATTTATAGGGAAACAATATTATAAAGAAAAAACTATTTCTAAAAAAGAAATAAAATCATTTCTTGAAACTATTCAATATTACAAAGCTTTGGGAGGTAAATACTAATTTTAACTAAAATAACCTGCATTTTTTTGTACGTTTATACGGTGGTGATGATAAAGCTATCGTGGTAGGCGTTATCGAGGAGGTAAGCGTATTTCCACCATAGGAGGTAGTCGAAACAGTCGGATAGGTGGGTGGCGTGCTCTTGGGGTATGGTAGTGGAGCGTTCGCTACTCTTGTCCTTCTCAAAGGCGTCTTCTTTCTGCTTTACAGCAGCGTTTTCCATAGAGACGATGAGGTTGGGGCAATTGTCCTCATTGAGACGTACAAAGGGCAGGGAGCGGTTGTTTTCCTCTAATATTTCGTTGATAAGGCGGAATTTGAGGATATGGCTTGGGTTATTGGTGTTGGGGGTTTTGTTATACACTTGCCAGCCTGCTGTGCGCAGCATATCCTCTACATCTTGCGCCAGGGTGGTTTTGCTATTTGCCTCGCTCTTAAAGCCCGAACGGTCGTGGTATAGGTATATTTTATTGCAGGTAGCGCGGTGGGGCTCGTAGTAGTCGATGATTTTCTTTATCAAATCTGACAATTTGAGTGGGTTTTTGACAAAGAAGTCTTTGAGGATATTGATAGTGTTGGCTACCTTGCTTCCTTGGGCTACAATACCGCAATTGATACGCCCACCAAAGTCGAGTGAGAGTTCGAGGGGTACACCACTTAGCAAATCGTTGTCGTAGGTGCAGGAGGGTGTGAAACTCTGCGAGAAGTCTTGCAGGGCGGTGGTGTTGTACTGGTACTTGTAGTAATGCTTGTCGGCTGACAATTTGGCATAGAAGCCGTCAGCCACCTTACCAGGGCGGATGTTCATTATTTCGGCATTAAAAAGCAGGTCGGACACGCGCTGCTCGTACATTTCTTGTATCCAACCAGGTTTGAGGTTTTCTTGGTTTACCAGGGCGTTGGCTTTGATAAAGAGGTGCTCAGTAGGTTTCTGCTTGGCGAGTTTTTCGCGGGCAGTGAACCATTCTCCCGTTTTGGTGAGGGCTACTGACGAGGTGAAGATAGTAGCATTCAGCAGGCTTGCCTTATCAAAGGCTATCTTCTTGGCGCGGTTGGTTGTCAGTACGTTGTTGAATAGTCTGTCGTGCTCTAACAGTGCAGCCTCGTCTCCAATGACAATGTAAGAATTCAACCCTCGCCCGCTGTTGGGGTCATCGAGGGAGACGAGTACGAGGATAAAACCGTTGGAGAAGTGCACCACGTTGCTCCACGAGTTAGGGGCTTGAAAAGGCATTTCGAAGCCTAACGACTTGCCGCTTCGCCCTACTACATAATCTACCTCTTCGTAAAAGCCAAACATCTCCAAGCCCTCTTTGGTAGAGGGAAAGGTACGGCTTTTTATCTGCACAAAAGTAGCCCCTACCAGTACCCCCGTAGCGCGTGGCATTTGCTTTACTGCTTCCTTCACAAACCACCCGAGTATGGTACTCTTACCCGTACCGCGCCCTGCCTCTATGCAGATATGTTTTACACCTGCATAGCGGTTGGCAGATACAGCTGCCATTTGCATAGGGTTGAGGAGGATTTGTTTAACTGGTTTAATCAGCGGTTTCATCGTCGGGTTCATCGGTTATATCTTCGTAGTCGGTATCGGTAGCGGGCAAGCTGTTGAAATCTACTACCCCCGAAGCGAGGGCAGCACGCAACATCTTGGCACTCTTACGGCTCATACGTATGTGGTACTCATTAGCGGTAATCTTTTCAAAATTGATTTCTTTTTCTTCTTTATCAAAGTTAAAGAGGCGAGCGTAAGAATCTAACGCCTTGCGCGCTTGCTCTAAATCTCTATCTTTCAAAGCCATTTGGTACAGCTGCCAATAGCTATCTGCCAATATAGCCCGCTCAGCATTGATGTCCGATTTATCGAGTTCGCCAAATATTTGCATTGCCCACGAGTAGTCGCGGTAGGCGGTGGCTTGGCTTACGCCCATTTCGCGAATGTGTATCTGTATGGCTTGGTGCTTAGAGTACTTGTTGGAAAGTCGCAAGCCGTGTATGTGGCGCAAACGTGTTTTAACTGCCTCTTCGGCAGGTAGCAGCTGAAAATTCTCGTCTATATACGAGGCGGATATGCGCTGATAAAGGCTGTCTTTGCTAAATTTGGTAAGTTCCATTTTAGGGGGGTAGGGTTAGAAATAGAGTCCGCTTTTCATAAGGATCACTTGTTGGGCTGCTGGTGAGGGTATATAGCAGGCTATAGCTTCTTTTTCGAGGATACGCTTGAGTTGTGCGAGTTCGTGGCGTGCGAGCTGTTGCAATCGTAGCGCACGCTCGTGTATTTCGTGGCTTTCTAATAGTTTGCTTTTCTGCCAGGGCAGCTGTTCCCATTGCTGAATGATAGCCGTAGTAGTGAATGAGAAGCTTTGCATTTGGGCAGCTTCGGCGATGGTGAAAAAAACTGTTGTGCGCTGAAGTTTTTCCCATATAATGGGATACTGTCGTAAATCATCGGGGGTGCAGGAGCATAGTTGAGGAGCTATAAGGCTTTCCCATACCCATTGTATTACGGGTTGTAGCTTGGTGAAAACCTCCCACGAATTATTGAGGCTGAAAAACTTCTCGAACTCATTGACGCTGCCAATGATACCATTTGTGCGCTGTAATTTTCCTTGCTCGATAAGCTGGGTTATGCAGTCGTTGAGAGCGCGGTCGGCTATAGCAATAGACGAAAGCCCCAAATCACGCAAGTCCCACCAAGGCGATTTTTCGGTCTTATCATCGTTGTAGTAGTTGCCGCCTGTGTTGGATAAGTTTACTTTCAGGAAGGGAATGGCATAGGCTACTGCATAGTTAGCAACGGCTTTTTTGAGTAGTTCGAGCTCCTCGACCTCTGAAGAGGAGGTTAAGCTGGTAACGACTGCTTTGGGTATATATGGATATACTTTTACGCGAAGTGCCTCCTCGATATAAGGTTTGAGGAGGTCGAGGTCTAAACGGTTAGAGACATTAGTGTATTGTTTGAGTTCTTGTATATTATTGAACATAGTGGTTAGGTATTAGATGATAATTGAAATTCGACTACAAAGCTATGCAGGTTGCGGGTACTATCAAAGGACAGCGGTTTTTGGGTGATAGGTATTACTTTCAGCCACTGGTCTGCAATTCGCAAGAAGCATACGGGCGATTTGATAAGTTCCCACAATACTTCTATCTCTTCGGGAAAGAGCCAACCTGTATTGAGTTTGTAAGTACGCTTGGTTTTTACTTGCGCCTTGTAGTCCTCGCTCAGTAGCACGTTGTCAGCCAGGGTGTGCTCGTAGCTTACCAAGGCTTCGTACTCTCCTGCAAACGAAAACCAATCGGGGCAGAAGTTTTGGTTTTGAAATAGCGCACTGATAGGCGTGCTATTGGGTTCGGGCTTGGGTTCGAGGCTAAGCGTTTCCTTGCTGATGATAGCCGTAGCACCATAGGTTTCGTTGGCAGTAGTGCGCAAGAAACTGAAATTAGCTACTGCCAGCGGGTCCTGAATAGCCGAAAGGTCAATAAGGTTAGAGCCTATTTGTCCTAATGAGCGCGTGCGTACCTCTTGGGTAAGTGCCGATACTGATATAAGGCTCTGCTTGTAAGTAGAGCGCAAACGGCTTTGAGTGAGGTACGGATAGGCTTTAGGCTTCTTACCAGGGAGGTAGTGCAAATCAGTAAGGGTATGGGTTTTGAATACTGCGCCTTTGAAATTGGTTTCCTTTATTACTGCCGATACTTTGGTAGCTTTGAAAATCTCTTTGGGGCTGAGCAGCTTTTTAGTATTTACCTCCAAAGAGGGGGTGATATCTCTGAAAAAATCTTGTACTTCCTGCCCTATATCTACTGTTGCCACGCCCTCGAAGAAAACATAATCATAACTTTGGGTAGTGGTAAAGCTACGCCCGTAGCCGTTGAACTCCATTGTAAGAGCTACCGTGATAAACTCGCTTTCGGGGGCTGTTTGGCGTACGCGGGTGAGCTCTTTGTCGAGACAGAAGTACACGTTTTTGGTAGCAAAAGCTACATCGGTTTGTACGCTAATCTCTACATTAACCACTTGCACGCTGCCTGCCGAAGAAGTTACTTTTAGCCAGCCTTTGTGCTCGCCTACGGTCATCAGTTCGGATGATTGCGAGCGGAATTTTACCACTACTTCTGCTTCGCCATTGCCTTTGATTTCGGTAACCTCCAAAAAATCGGCATTGTTAATGGTAAAGGTAAGGCGGTTAGGATTCTTAATGGTAAATGTACCCTCGGCGCGCTCTTTCTTATCGGTTTTCAGCAGGTATTTAAATTCCTTTTTGTCGATATGAAAGACTGTGGCATCGTTGATAACGGTAAGTTCAATATCGAAGGTGTAATTACGAAGTGAATAATATGAAAATATATTCTTATCAAATCTAATGACTTGAGGAATATTGAAATCTATATCTATACCTGGTACACGTCCTTCTTTTTTAAAAGTATCTGAGAGTGAAAAATACAGATAATCTTTGAACCATTTGTAACGAAAATCAATTTTAAAGATGCCTAAATTGAAAATAGTGTCTTTAAAGAATCTTTCGGAGGTAAACTTACCTATTGTAAGTTCTCGATAGCGTGAATAAATTGCCATTCCTGGTACGCTAAAAAATATCTCGGTATCGCCAGTAAGTTCTTTAGTGGCGTTGTTGAGGGTCATTCGCATCAGGAAGCGTTCAGCAGGTTTTGGGGCGGGAGGTACTCCGCCCTCTTGGGTACGGCGCAGGGTGATAACTACCTCTTTGCGTTCGGTGGGAAGGTCTATTTCGGTTACACTGCTGCCTTTCTCTTCGGTAGCGATAACGCCTAAGGTTATTTTTAGCTGTGTATCGCCTCTTTCGGGCAACTGGTTAAAATGGTTGTAACGCAATTTGAGCTGCGCATTGAGTGGCAAGCGGTCTAACTCTTGCCCGTCAGGAGCGATAAGCTCTACAAAGTCATTGGTAGTAATACGCGCATAGTTACGAAAGCCCTTATACTTCTTATAAACGGTAAGCAAGTGCACTTGTGGGAATTGCACAGTGAGCAATTCGGTAGAGGGTATAGGCTGCGAGGGGTTCCATTCTTTGAGAATGGCAGTAGGTGATACTACCCAGTCGAGAATAGGTTTTTCAACGGGATAACAGACATCACGTACGTACTCTTCTCCTCCTTTGGAGGTTGGAGCATATTCGGCGTGGCATTCTTGATCGGTATAGGTTCTAATAGACATAGTATTTTATAATATCTTTATAATAGGCAATAGGACTGATAAGGGTAGGTCGCCAAAACTCAATGGCTATAAATGAGGTAAAGAGTATTACTCGCTCGGGGCGTACCTCTACTCTATCGGCAGGAAAAAGCAATGGCAATTGCTGCTCTAAATAGCGGTGTACTTGCCAACTCTCTATCACTAAGTCGATGTCTTTGGCAAGGTAATTTTCGGAGTACACTCCTTGCATTACCTTGGCTACCGACCCACATACTATTGGCAGCTGCTCCTCACTAAAAGCGGTGGCTATGGCACTGTAAATAGTGTCGAGATAGGTATTGAGACGGGCGTCATTGAAGACATTCATAGAGGTGAAAGCGGTGTACATCAGATAGCTATTGTGGTGATTTCTACTTGGTAATGTTCTTTATCGAGTGTGGTTTTATTAAGGCTCTTAATAAGCATTCGCTGCTTGTAGGCGAGGATAGTATCGCGCAAAGCAATGTGGCGGAATTGGTTTTTATTGCATACGAAGCTCCACGTATATTGGGCTGCTGCGATGCGCATTTTGTACCAATCCTTCCAATACTCGGCTACTAACGGAGGGGTAAGGGCTTTGCGAAACCCTGCATCGTTCTGATTGTTGTGCAATCCGTCATACCATATCAGCCCTATGGTTTGTTCGCCCCCCTTGCGCGCTACGGCTGTATAATACCCTTTATACATCACACGGGGCAAACAGTAGCCTCCTATCTGTACTTCGGTAACATTGGTAAGCGTGTTTGCCTCGTCTGCTTTCAGCACTTGGTAGCTGTTGTCGGTTACTTGTATCACGGGCAGCTGATAGGCTTTATCGTCCATTTCGGGGAACTTGATAAGGTATGACTGCTTGGTAAGGAATGTTTTTTTAGGTTCGCGCACTTCCCAAGGACTAAAATCCTTTACATTGCTTCGTTCTTCTACCCTAATGCGATTCATATACAGCTTGCTACCCTCAATAGTTATATCGTAATTCTTCCAATTCTTAATCGTCTTGACCAATTCGCCAAAGGTAACATCGGGCACAGCGCGTTTGAGGTCTACTATATTGGGGTTGATGATTTGCTCAATAACATTGCCGTCTTCGCTGTGTTGTGCTACGATATTGAGGTTCATTGATAGCTGTGGCTGTGGCGTACCTTCTACCTCTAAGCTAAGCGTTTGGGGCGTGCTATCGATAGTAAGCTGCTGAGTGAAGCTAAGCGTATCGCTTTTTTCAAAACTAAATTCGCGAATGATAACATTGTTAAGTTTTAGGCGTAAGGTAGCCGCGCCGCTTATGGGTTGGTTATCGCATACCAACCGCCACGTACCTACTGTGGCAAACTCGTAGGTAGGTGCTACCGCTGTGAGAGTATGCTCTTGTTGGGCGGTAGTGAGGTAGTAAGGAATATTGCTGTATAGCACCTGCTGACTGAAATCCTCATCGGTAAGAATGTCGCCTGCCAGCTCATAGCCTGCATTGGCGAAGCCTGTTTTGAGCACGTACAGCAGATAAGGCATAGGGTGCATAATGTTATAGGCTTGGGTTTGGTTGTGAACAAACGAGTCGCCCAAATAGTGATTGATAAAACCCATATAATGCTCCCACCCTCTTTGGCTGGTGTCTTTGGGATAGACCACGCGAGGGAAATTGTAATCTACTTCGGGGTACTTTTTAGCGACTATCTCGTTGGCGTGGGTGTATATATCGGGTACACGCTTGCGCAAAAGCGGAAGGTCGCATAGCTTTTTGTCGAAATTAGGCAACTGCTCAAACCCCGAATCTATTTGGGCGGACACTATATTGCCTTCAACTGATAGAATTTCGAGCGTACCTTTGCGTACTCTTCCGTCCATTATATGATAGCCCTCGTACTTCTTTTTTAGCTTGGTAGCGTTCAGTGCTGTGTAGTTGCCCATACGCAAGCGCAAATCGGCATTCATCTGAAACTCGAAAGGCAGTGAATACTGAGTGAAGAAGGTGTCTTTAAAACGCGGGTTTTCCTCTTGATAAGAGATGGAAATACGCGAAAGGTCTAACACAAATTGAGCGGTAACGAAAGAGTCTGTCATAATGATTTGTTATTTTTTCAGTTTGCACCACAATATGATTACCACTGCCAATAGCAATAGCAGTAGCCACCAAGGACTGATAGGGCTGCGCTGTACGTGCTTATGCTTGGAGGTAGTAGTAGCAACGGACTTTTGTACGGTGGCTGTTTTTGTAAGATAAGTAGCTGCACTGTTTTGTACGGTAACGCTAAGCGTACCCCCTTTAAGGGTGATACGCTCCACTACCTTACCCTTTACCTCATGTGTGTATTCTAAGGGCGTATCGGGGCTAATAGTGCTAAGCTGATAACTAAGCAGCGACTGTTGCACAGCCGAGAGCCCTGTGCCCATTGTAACGAGCTCATAGGTTTGTGTACTTACCTTTTCGACAACTGCCTTTTTGGTGTGGCACGAGATGAAAAACATAAAAAGCAATATGTAGGCAATGCGTTTCATTAGCTATTATTTTCTATGGTTTTGATGACATCTTTCAAAATGGTGGCGTAATTAGGCGCGGTGGCATAGCCTGCCTTTGCCACCTCCTCAGCGAACTTGTAAGGGTCTGCTTTCACCTCCAATGCCTTTGCATACCGCTTGTTGATAAAGAAAAATTGCGCGTGGTCGGTAAAACATTCTTCAGGCGTGTCGTACTTTCTGAACCAATCCTGCACACGATACAGCCACTTACCATCAGTGCGCTTGCTGATGCTGATAATTTTTGGGAACTGCTGAGGGTTAGGTGTTGGGGAGGATAGCACCTCCGTAGTCAGCAGCAATTGCTTTTTCTGATTGGGTGTGCTGCTGACAAATTTTTTAGGTACTTTTATACCAAAAAAGTTATTACCGACACCACGTTCGCCCCAAGCACTTTCTAACGCTGCTTGTGCCAGGGTAAAGAGGTGCGAAATGCCCGTTTTGCGTTCACTTTCCAAAGCAAACGGCTTATAAGTCTGTATAAATTCTTTCTTTGTCATAATATATTAGGTATTGGTATTTTGTGTTTCTTCTGTAAGGTCGAACATTTTGAAGAATTTTTTATTGATAATCTTGAGCAGCACGCTGGCAAAGCGAAAGCCTAAACAGTCTAAATTCTCCAAAAGGCTTATGAGCAGCTGCCATATAATAGCAAGCAGCACCGCCCAGTACAGCCAATGAAAGGGGTCGAATTCAAAATCGCCTATTGCTGGGAAACTAATATTAGCCGAAAAAGTATGTAGCACATATATCAGCACCAAATAAGTAAGTATTTTAAGGAGCATACGCCCAAATTTGCGGCTCTCGTGTCGTTCGCCACGCTTAAATGATGCCAATACTCCTGTTATCCATTCAAAGAGTATCAGCACCACATAAGCAGCAAGGAATAAGTGATTGAAGCCAAATAGAAAGTGAATTAAGCCGAAAAGGGCGGATATTACCACATCAACCGCAATAAAGTTTACTGAAAGTATATGCCCAAAACTTGAATTGATAAAATCGCGCCAGCCAGTAAAGCCGAAGCCTTGTAATATATAGTTTATCATTGATTATTATTTATTTTTTCTTAAACTTCAATTTATAAACAACCTCGTACTTTTTTTTGTTTATTTCAATGTTTTTCAAAAGTTCAAAGTTGCTTTCATTTACAAGTATATTGTGAAAGTCTGTTTTTAACCCGCCCCTATCATTATCTATTATATATTTATTTTTGATTAATAAATAATTGTCAAAAACAACTCCTATATATTCTACATTTAATAATACTTCTTTTTTACTTTCAAAAAAATGAGTCATACACTTATCAGGCTTAAACAAATATATTATTTCAAATATATTTTTATCAACTTTCTTTACGATTGCAGATGTATGTGTGTGATTAGGGTCATTAGCTCCTTCTCTAATAAATCCTATTCCTCCACAACTTCCTGTATTTTTATATTTAATATCTAAATAGTTAAGAGCATTAATAGCTTCTTCTATACCACTAAAATATATGGCGTATTTGATAGCGGCTACACCACTGCCCCAATCAAAGAATTGTATTGCATTCATAGCTTATATATTTCTTATATCAATATACAACTTGTCGGCTGCTGCACTTACCACACAAGTACTACCATCACCTCCGTTGAACTTATTATCACCAGTAAATATGACCGTCTTTCCTGTAGTGGTAAACGTAACTTCTCCTCCATTAAAACACTTTCTAAAGCTGATGTTATAATTGTTTTCTAAAGGAACTAAGTTCACATTAAGTTGATTTTTTATGTTGATGGTTTGACCATACCAATTTTCACCAACCGCCCAATCACGATTAATTTCACCACACCTGCCTAATATCTTAATGTGTTGGTGAGAACCATCTCCCATTAATATGTGGTTGCCTGTACTACCTTGTTTTACAAACTTATTGGCTGTAATCACTCCATTATTTAGGTCAAAAATAATAGTAGGGTTCTTTTCCCACCCAGACATAGTTTGCGATGATTTTCTAAAATGTATAACTCCTGAATTAGAACCTATCTGTAATGTGCCTTTGCAAGATATATCACCTCCGTCACCACCACTCCAAGCATTGAATCTTATTCTATTCTTAAGTATCAGTCCTAAATTAGACAATGTAGCTTCAGCACCATCTTCACCCACTTGAATTTTATTGTTAGTTTCAAACAAAGGTGCTGTAACAGTAATGCCGAAAGCAGCTTTCGCAGCATTGATAATCAAGGCTTCAATTTGAGAAGTATTCTTCATAGCTCTGATCATCAGTTTTCCTTCATTACTTCTTACTATGGCAAATTCACCTTCTTTCATTCCTTTAGTACTACCACTTTCTCCTCCTATATGAATTACAGCCAAACCATTAGAAGCCCTATTAATCCTAACACCTTCTTGATATTGTTCTACTTTATTAGGGTTAATAGCTCCACCTGTTAATGGTAAGTAATTAAAATTAGGCTTTCTATCGATATCGTCCCAATTATGCCTATGCGTACGATGAGCATACTCACTATGGGTATGTGTTTTAGCAGCATACCGCTCATCGTGGTGGTGGTTTTTGTCAGCTTTGGCTGCTAAAGCCTCTACTAAGCCCGCAATATTACTAATACCAAGAGTACTAAGAATATGCTTGTTTTGCTTGATGTAGGTAACAATCTCTTGTAGTTGGTCGAGGTCGGTGTCATCACTCTGTAATATGCGATTGATAGCGTCGATAAGGTTCTTGAGGTCTTGTGCCGTACCCGTATAACCGCCTTTAGGCAGCAAGCCCGATGTGTCTACCTGCTGTAAGCCTTCCAACTTGGTGCGGAGCTCGGTAGTAAAGTCCTCTGTGGTGAGTTTCTTCCCTGGTATCTTTTGCACTGCACCAAGGATAAGATCCTTTAACGATTTGTCGAGGAGTACTGGGCGGTTTTGATTGAAGGTAAGACGGGTAAGGGCTTCTTGAGCAGCAGTGGGATTGTCGTATACCACGCCGTTGATTTCTACCTCGCTTACTAAGGCTTCGAGGATAGAGAAATTCACATCATCGGCAGCGTGGAGGATAAGGCGTTCATCTTCTACCTTTGCCGTGAAATTGCGCAAGGCTAATATGCCGTTGTACTCAAAAATGTATTCTTGTAACTCGCCCGTTAGGGGATTGACTTTGTATTTGGGTTCCATAGTTAATTTGTCAGTTTGTCAATTTGCTAATGAGCCATTGAAATTATTTTTGGCAAAGGTAGTGTGTATATAAAAAAAGTGAAAGGACAAAAAAAAGCCTTGCTACTGCAAGGCTTTTCGGTATAAACACCAACAATAAACAAAAATGTCATCGGGGATTTGTACTAGTTCGATGGTGAACCCTAATTCTTGAAGTACATCGTAGATATCGTGCTGGTCTATGGGTTCGGTAGGGATGATGCCCTGTGCCATAGCGAGCACCTGCGAGGTAGTTTTGTATTGCTTTTCGACCATACCTATAGGATGTGGAGAATAATAGCGCAAAAGTAATGTTTTGAGGATTTCTTTATAGTCGTTCATTAGTGTGTTGAAAATAAAAAAATCCGTGAGTGGGTGTTGCGTAATCAAGAGCACGGATGCTTTTGTTGTATAGCATTACTACTATACACACCTTCACGGAATATTTTTAAATAATTATTTTATTGCAACTTTTTACAAGTGCTGCTCTTGATTACGCGATGCAAAAATAAGAATAAAAAAATAACCTAGTATAAAAAACAAGAAAAACTTGCAAATTATTTTTTTTGTTTGTACCTTTGCATCGTTAAGTTAAGTGTTGGCGTAAAATCCAGCTATCATTATTTTTTTACAATATAATCCGTGAAGGGGTTGTATAGCCGTAATGCTATACATCAATCTGCTTTCCAGCACTTGACTTAACAGCCCCCACTCACGGAATTTTTATTTTTATATTATTTACTTTTTTTGTGCTTTTATTAAAATAATATATTTGGATAAGTTTCACTAAAAATAGTACCACTATGAAAGATAACATCATATACCAAACCTTAGTACTCACCTTCAAAATGTTTTTTTCAGGCTGCTTGCCTTGGCTCATACTATTAGCTATTATCTGGGCAATCGCAATGATTTTATACCCTTAATCCCCTTATATAAAGCTGTTTGTACCCCCAAACAGCTTTATTTTTGTCCTTTCCCAATCCTACCCCCCTCGCTACCTTTGCCAAAATTATAAATAAAATAGTACTATGGCAAAGAAAACATCCTCTTCTATTGTTATAAAAATCAACGGAAAAGAAGTAGCCGATACTTTTTCAGGACTCAGAAGCGAGGTAAAAAAACTCTCTTCGGAACTTAACGGGCTCACCCCTGGTACCGAATTGTTTGAGAAAAAAGTTCAAGAACTCAAAAACGTTCAAAAACGATTTGAAGAAGTAAAAGGCGAAATTCAATCCGTAAAAAAAGCCGTTGAAGAAAGCGTCAAACCTGTTGAAGAACTTAAAGAAGGTATCGGAAAAATACCCGAAAAGTTGGACGATATTCATAAAAAAACCTCTTCGTTAGGCTCTATTTTTAGCAGCGTCTTCAAAGCCAATATAGCCACCTCCCTTTTTGAAGGGCTGCTCGGCAAATTCCAATCTTCTACTGACGAACTCATCAAAATATCCGACCTGATGACAGGCGTAGAGAAAACTACTGGGCTCGCCTCCGAGCAGGTACGCGAGCTGTGGAACGAGTTCGATGAGCTCAATACCCGCACCCCCAAGCAGGAATTGCTCAATATCGCCCAAATAGGCGGTCGCCTTGGCATTAACGATAAAGAGCAAATCAAAGAGTTCACCGAGCAAATCGATAAGATATACGTTGCCTTGGGCGACTCGTTCCAAGGCGGATTGGAAGAGGTAACTACCAAAGTGGGCAAACTCAAAAACCTTTTCGAGGAAACCCGCAATCAAAACTATGGCGAAGCCCTCAATGCCATTGGCTCTGCCCTAAACGAACTGGGGGCAAATGGTAGCAGTAGCGAGCAGAACATCACCGATTTTGCCACCCGCATAGGCGCACTACCTGGCGTGCTAAAACCCTCTATCGAAAAAACATTAGGGCTTGGGGCTGCTTTTGAAGAGAGCGGTATCGATGCCGAAATAGCTGCCAGCGGTTACTCGCGCTTTATGAGCGTAGCGGGTAACAATATCGCTGCCTTTGCCAAACAGATGAAACTCACCACCAAAGAAGCCTCCGAACTGTTCAACACCCACCCCGAAGAGTTCTTTTTGCGCTTTGGCGAAAGCCTCAAAGGCTTAGGAGCCGAACAAACAGCGGGCGTACTGAAAGGCTTAAAACTCAACACCCTCGAGATACAGAAAACCCTCGGTACCGCTGGCGACAATGCCGACCGCTTCCGCTCTCTGATGAACCTATCAGGACAAGCAATGCAAGACGGCACTTCTATACAAAACGAGTTCAACAAAGTGAACGAAAATACCTCTGCCATTTGGGAGAAAATCAAAAAAGTATTTGCCGAGTTTTTCACCTCCGACACTATGACGCAATGGTTCGGCGGACTTATCAAGCTACTGGGCTGGCTCACGGGGGTAACCTCCAAAGCAGGCGACGGCGTGAAAACCTTCCGCGAGCGTATCGCCTTCTTAGCAAAAGCCATAGTGGTATGTACTACCGCTGTAGCGAGCTACCGCGCTGCCGTCTATCTCTCTACTGTTACTACCAAAGCCGCTTGGCAACAAACCCTTCTGTACAACGCAGCTATGAAAGTAGGGAATGCTACTACCGCCTTGTGGAAAGGCACTGTATTATTGCTTTCGGCTGCCAAAGCCACCCTAACAGGCAACACCCTTAGGGCAACAGCCGCAATGCGCACTTTCAATCTCGTTACCAAAATGAACCCTTGGGGATTACTTTTAGGGGCTATAACAGCTGTAATAACAGCGCTTGTGTTGTTCTCCAACAAACAGAAAGAAGTGAATGTACAGCTCAAAATGCAAAACGAGGCTATCAAAGAAGCGAATGTACAAACCGCTGCCCAAGAGCACCATTTGCGACAACTCCTCAAAACAGCCAACGACACCAATAAAAGCTATAACGAACGCAAAAAAGCAGTAGACGAACTCAACAAGCTTGTACCCCAATACAACAAACAGCTAACAGTAGAAACCGCTAACACTCTCCAAGCGAAAAACGCATTAGATACCTACATCGAAAGCCTTAAAGCCGCTGCACGTGAAAAATATTTAAAAGCCCTTGTCGACCAAAAAGCCGAATCCCTCGCCAAAGCCGAGTATTCCTCATTAGAAGAAAATATCGCTTGGTACGAAAAAACGTGGAATGCCGTTAAAAATATGGGAGCACCAGCACAAACAGCGGCTTCCAACCTGTTAACCGCTGCCAAAAACAAAGCCGAAGGCATACGACAAGCCAATGAAGAACTGCAAAAAGCTACCGAATTGTACCAAAAGCAGCAAGCCGAGAACGCCAAAAAAGGTATAATACCCACCGATACTACCGAAAACACGCCCTTAGGCACCGATACTGATACTACTACCAAAAAAAAGCCCAAAGACTATGCCGATGACTACCGCAATGCCAATAAAGCCCGCTTGGCTGCCGAGCAGGAATTGCAAAAGGAAATCACACAGGGATTGGAGGAAAGCCTTGACAAACAGCTCGCCCTTACCGAGCAAAAGTATAACGATAAGCGCTTCAAGCTACAACAAGAAAATGCCGACTTAGAGCAGGACATCCTAAAGCTAAAAACAGAAGCCAAAACCAATAAAGATTCGAACCTGCTCAAAACAATCCAAGAAAAACGCAAATTGCAAGAACTCAACAAGCAAATAGCTGTTGAATATGAAAAACAAGAACAAGCCGAACTCGCACAAGTACGCGAAAAGCACAGAGCCAAAGAGGTAGAGCGCACCCTCAAAGAGATGAACGACTGCCTTGCCGTTAAGAAACGTGAAAAGGCAGAGGAACTCCTCCTTATTCAGGATTTAGACACCGCCAAAGAAGCCCTACGCAATCAGATTTCCGACAAAGAACTATCGAAAATCAAAACCTTAGAAGAGGCTAAAAAAGCCCTCCGTCGCAAAGCCGATGAAGAGGTACTAAAAGAAAGCCTCGCCAGCTTCGAGGCACAAAAAAAACTCCTGATAAGCTACCTGCAAACCGTTACAGGCGAAGCCAAAGACAAGCTTATAGAAGACATTCAGAAGGTGGAAGAACAAATGACAAAAGTAAAAGAGCAGTTGGACGGCTTAAAAACCAAGGACGTAGATAAAGAAGCAGGCGGTGAGTTAGAAAAGGTAGATGTATTAGGTTTTACTGCTGCCGAATGGGAAAATGTATTTAAAAACCTCGATAACGTGCACGCACGCTTCCGAGCGGTAGAAATGGGCATAGGGGCAATGACTAATGCTTTTAGTATGTTTTCTCAATTGCAAGAAAACCTCAATGCCCGCGAGCTTTCCAAATACACTGCCAACCAGCAAAAGAAAAAACAAGCCCTCCTGGACCAACTCAACCAAGGTTATATTTCGCAGGCGCAATACCAAAAAGAGCTGCAACGCCTCGATGAGGAAGCCGAAGCCAAAAAGAAAGAACTCGCCCTCAAACAATTCAAAGCACAAAAAGCCGCCAATATGCTCAATATCATAGCCAATACAGCTATGGCAGTAATGCGAGCCTATTCCGATGCAGGACCCTTGGCAGGTACTGCCTTAGCCGCTATCGTGGGCGGTATAGGAGCGGTACAACTCGGTATTGTAGCCGCGCAACAGCCCCCCAGCTATGCCAAAGGTGGGTATACTAAGGGCTTAGGCTTTACTGACGAAACAGGGCACGAGGTAGCAGGGGTAGTACACGGCAAAGAGTACGTAATCCCCGCAATGCTTCTTGCCGACCCTCAAGTCGCTCGTGTTACCGAGTGGATAGAAGCCAAACGCACTGGCAAAGCACAAAACACCTACGCCACAGGCGGTAATGTATCGGCAATATCTGAAACGTCAAACACGTCTGATAAGTCTGATAAAGGGGATTGGCAATTGGCTTCTATGAGCGAACTCAAACACACCCTCACTCAGCTCACCGCCACCCTCGACCGTCTCGAAAAAAACGGTGTAGATGCCTATGTGATTGCCAATGCCAAAAACGGACGCGAGATGCAACGCGCTATTAAAGAATACGAAAACATCCGAGAAAAAAACAGACGATAATGGATATAACAATACCACAAACATACGAAGAACTCAATGAGCAGCAACGAGGCGCGTTGTGCAGGATACTCTTAACATTGGATAACACCGAAAAAACGCCAGTGCGCATTATCAAAACTTTGATTTCGCACCTACCTAATCATACCCAACAGCAGTTATTGCAAGAAGTGCCTTTCACTGCGCTATGGCAATACGCCGAGCCTTTCCTCACTACCGAAAAGCTATACCATTTTCGTGACCTCACGAAAATGATAGCACCTGCTCCTCGTTTAGCCAACCTTACTATCAAGCAATTTTCCGTAGCCGATAGCCTCTATTATCGCCTGCGCCTTTCGCAGTACCAGGACGAATTGCTGTTGCGCCAGCTTATGGCATCGCTCTACAATCTTCCTAACACGCCTTTTGATGTGCTAAACCTCCCCCAAGTAGCCGAGCATACCGATAAGGCTGCTATAACTACCGCCTACGAAGTAGCCTTTGCCTACACCTGCTGTAGGGAGTATATCATTGGTAAGTACCCCAAAGTATTTTCTTCCCCCAGCTCCACCCAAAGAGGCGAAAACCCCGTATTTAGGAAAGAAGCTGCCTACACCCCTTTTTCAAAGATTATCAGCGTAATGGCAATGGACAAGCATCAGCCCTTAGGCAACTGGCACCAGTGCAATGCCACCCGCGTGTACGACTTCTTTGAAGTCCTCACCGAATCGATATTACAAGCAGAACAAAGGGCAAAATCATAATAAACCCACAAAAAAACTTCTAAACCTGTCCCACGAAAAAAACAAAAGATAAAAGACTAACTAACAGCCTTTTATCTTTTTTTATTACCTATTACTGCCCCACAACACACCCTTATCACACCACAGCCAACATCGAACGAACATCAAACCTACACCCTACAAACACACCGCAAACCCTTACTACACAACGCCCCAATTCAAAATTCATAATTTAAAATTTCCCGTCCTTTTACAAACCCAACAAACCTCCTACTTTTGCCGCATCATTCGTTTAGTATATAATAATTATAGTTAGTTGGTTTATAATTAATACTCTCTTCATCAGGAATAGTTTTTAGCAAAAAAGCGTACCTTTATAGCGGGTGCGCTTTTTTTCGTTTTTTCTCACCTCTCCCTGCCTGTGCGGCTCGCACCCCGCTGGTGCAAGCTTGCAGCTTATGCCCAATTCAAAATTCAAAATTCACAATCCAAAATTCAAAATTCCCCGAGTGCGCCTCTTTTTCGTTCCTGGCACCTCGTCTTCATATATCACCCCAAATTTGTAAATTCAAATTGTAAAAATCACTAAGGCGGCAGGGGGTTTTTCTCCGTTCAATGAATACAAGCTGATAACCTTTCTACCTATACCCAATGACAATCAAGTACTTAACATTTTTATAATGATAAAGAAGCCTGTCCTTTCCTAATATATCCCTACCTATTACCTTTGCCAAACAAAACCACAATACCTATGGACAAAGTTTTTTTAAAGGACGTACTGGCTGAAATGAGAAAACTCGACCAGCGCAAAAAGCCCATACCTTTCACCATAACCGTACGCACCTATAACAAGCAAAATAGCTTCGGCGGCAAACTCTGCACTTACACAGGGGCAACCCTTATGCAGCAACCCCGCAACAAACAAGAATTTGAAAAGAACCCCAATCACTGGCAAAACAAAACCCGTAATATCAAACTCAGCGACGGCACCATAAAGAAAATTTGTATCCTCTTTATCATCACTTTCAACGGAAAAGAAGTAATTTATTAATAATTTAAAAATGAATAACACTACACGATTAGCTGATTGCGCTCAAATACTCATCGGCAAAAACATAGACAAGGCAAAAACCAACGAAAAAGAAGAAGGTTATCCAATTATAGTGGGAGCATCAGATATTCAGCAAGGGCGTATTTGTTGCAAACGCTATGTAGTGCCCGAAAATGTAAAAAATCCTGTTCTTGCCAAAAAAGGCGACATTATTATCAGTACAGTAGGTACATTAGGCAAAATAGGAGTGATGGATATTGAACAAGCTATCGTTTCTAAACACGTGATGGCTATAAGACCTCATAAAACGGTTTGTATTCCTTATTTTGTCGCCCTATTATCAAGGCTTCTCTTAGATATGCCTGCACAAGAAGAAGAGGTTATCGGATTTTCTAAAAAAATGGATATGAATTTTTTAGAAAACCTTACTATTTTATTGCCTTCTTATGAAGAACAAGAACGAATTATTACAGAGGTTTCTAAGATGTTTATGAGTTACTTCTTAATGGAATTTGAAACTGCTAATTTTTTAACTACTGCTGATTTTTTTAACACTCTCAAAGAACGTTATGCTACGTGGAAAAAAGAAGAACGCCCTAAAGCTATAGCCCTCATTGAAAAATTATCTTCCTTACTTAGAGAGATAGAAGTCACTGAAGCTACTATTGAAGAACACGATAGAAAGTATAATAAAATAAAAAATCGTTATTTAAATTTATAATATGAAAATAGATAAAAACATCATCGCCCTATTAATAGAATGCCAAACTGAAGGTAATACCCTACGTATTACCCAACAACTCGACCGCAAAACCTATGCGCAGCTCAACAAAGTACTTACCGCTATAGGAGGTAAGTGGAGCTCAGCTAAAAAAGTGCACATCTTCCCCGAAGAGGTAGAAGATATTATCGAACAGATTATCAACACAGGTGAATACACCTCTGAAAAACAAGCTTTTCAATTTTTTCCTACCCCTACAGATTTAGCTGAAAAAATAGTTGCTTTAGCAAACATACAGCCCTCAGACTCCTGCCTCGAGCCCAGTGCAGGTACGGGCAGCATCGCCCACCTAATGCCCCATTGTGAGTGTATAGAGCTAAATGAGAAAAACCGCCAAGCCCTACAAGCTCAAGGCTTGCACCTTATCCATAACGACTTTTTGACTTTCGAGCCTCAAAAAGATTACGATGTAATAGTGATGAACCCTCCTTTTAATAAGGGACAAGACATTGCACACATCACCAAAGCCATACAAATTGCTAAACGTTGTGTGATAGCTATTGCTTCAGCATCAGTGCTTTTCAAAAATGATAACAAAACCAAAGCTTTTCGAGAGTTGGTAGCACAATACAAAGGCACCATTGAAGAGCTTCCTGCCAGCAGCTTCAAAGAAAGCGGTACAATGGTAAATACAGTACTTATCAAAATTAATAAGTAATTCACTAAATATGAAACAATTAGACAAAGATTTTTATATGCTTTCAGCCGCCAAAACGGCTGTTATTTTCGGCTCCGATAAGCAAAGCCTTTCCACCCCTAAAACCCAAAAAGATTCAAGCGATACCGATAAGTTCGCTGCTTGGGGCGACAATAACCTATACCCGCAAGAGTTTACCAAAAAACTCAACAAAACGGGCGCGGCTATTGGGGGCTTGGAGGTGCTCATTTCCGCTCACTACGGCTTGGGCTTCCGCCTCTACCAAGATGTAGAAACCGAAGAGGGCGTAACCACGCGCGAACGCCTCCGCTCGGCTTTCCCCGATATTGATAGCTTCTTCAAAACCTGCCGTTGGGATGTAACAATGGCAGAGATTATCGAAGATTTTGAAACCTACGGCATTGCCTTTGTCGAATACCTACTCGCACCCAATTTCGACAAAATCGTATCTGTAAAACGCCAGCAAGCCCCCCATTGTCGCTTAGGCGTGCCCAACAAAAAAGGCTTTGTCGATAAAGTGTATATCAATACCACTTGGGGCGATACCCTCAACGAGGAACTAACCGTAGAAGTGCCCTTTTTCTCCGATATTCACAATGTCGAAACCCTCAAAGCCTATTGCAAGGAAAAGAAAATCGGCAAGTTTATCGTGCCCGTAATGCGCACGCTTACTACCGAGAAGAATTACCCCAAGGTAAAATGGCATAGTTCCTTCTACAACGGTTGGGTGGATGTAGTACTATCTGTACCAGCCTTCAAAAAGTATATGTTTGAAAACCAATTGAACCTCAAATACGTGATATACATCGCCGATGATTTCTTCCTTCACAAGTTTGGACGCGAGGAATGGCAGGAAATGCCACAAGAAAAACGCGAAGCTGCTCGCCAAGAAACCATTAAGGCAATCGATGAGCATATGAGCGGCAACAAAGCAGCAGGGCGTTCGTTTGTATCGCCTTTCTTCCGCGATAGCAACAACAACCTTATCAAGGGTATAGAAGTAATCCCTATTGACGACAAGATTAAAGACGGCAACTTCTTGCCCGATGCCAGTGCTGGCAATTCCGAAATACTCTTCCCTATGGGGGTAGACCCTTGTCTGCTCGGGGCAGGTATCCCAGGGGGCAAAAACCTAAGTGGCAGTGGTAGCGACAAGCGCGAGGCGTACACCATACTTTCCACCCGTATGCCCGTAAAACGATTGCGCACCCTCGAAGTCTTCGAGCGTATCCGCGATTGGAACCAATGGGACAGCACCCTATACGGCAACTTCCCCAACATCAACCTCACTACCCTTGATAAAAACCCTAACGGACAACAAACAATAGTGAATTAAAATGGCAAACAACAACACTACATCACAACTTACGATACGTATCAACGGTAAGGAGGTAGAGAATACTTTTACCGCCTTAAACCGCGAGGTGCGCACGCTCTCTCGTGAACTCCGCAACCTCACTCCTGGTACTGAAGAGTTCCAACAGCGCGCAGCACAATTGCGTGAAGCACAAGCGCACTTCAACCGTGTACGCGATGAAATTAACCAAGTGAATGGGGCTATTATCCAAACGGCTACCAGTACCTCACGCTTTGGCGACATCGTGCGCGGAGTATTCACTGGCAACCTTATCACGGGCTTCTTTTCCTCTTTTGTGGGCAAAGCCCGCGAATCGGTGGACGAACTCCTCAAAATATCCGACCTAATGACGGGCGTAGAGAAAACCACG